ATAGTATATTATATGTTTTTATCTTTTAAAAGTATATTTTACAGTATCAGAAGATTTAAAATTACTTGGAACTTTTGTGAATAATTCTTCAGTGATTAAATCAATGATATCTGATTCTATTTTTTTATATTCTTTACTTTTATATAAATCTTCAGACACTTCAAAAGGCTCATCTAAGTACTGAAAATAGTACATCATCTTTACATCAATAGCTAGTATCCTATTTCGTTTAGTAATCTTGGTTTTAAAAGACCTTCTTAAAGCACCTGTATCTATTAAGTCCTTTATATCAATCTCCTTTCTCCATAAGGTATCTATCCTTCTTTCTAATTTTCTTTTCTCTCTTCTTAAACTACTCATATATTAAGATATATTTGTTATTAATCCATTAGTAACTGTAACTGTGTTTCCATCACCATTGGTAAAAGTACCAGTAAACCCTGTTGTGGTGTGATTAGTTATAGCTGTATCTACATATCCTTTATCAACTAAAGACCTGTTAGTAAAGTTTACTGAATAATCAGCATCATATTCAACACCTTTAGTAGTAGGTAAATTAAATTTTAAAAGCCCCCCAATTGGACTTATATCAAAGTTATTACTATTAACATTAAAATCATTTGTTTGTAAATTATAATCAACACTCAATAACATTGTTGACGTAAAAGTAGGGTCAATATAACTAGCTTTAAAGTAATTTACAGTTGTTTCAACTTCAGACTTCCATCCAACACCATTACTAGTTAATTGCTTCGAAGAACCTGCTGTTATATATTGACCAGAATATAAACCAGTTGTAGTATCTTCCATAGTTAATGTTGCTTGACCATCAGTTAAATATAAACCATTAGAAATACCACCACCAGTATTGTGTGTAAAATTTGAGCTATTTGGTGATATATCAAAAGTACCATATTGACCAGTTGTTGTATCTTCAGTATAAGATTGAACTTGGTCACTCTTAATATCTAAATAACTATTTTTATTTAAATTAGCATCAGTAATAGTATATCTTTCTTGTGTAGCAGTAGATAAGTTATGGTTGTTTAAAGTTGTGGTACTATCAGAACAAGTATTTGTTATACCATTTGGTGTATATTGTGTGGTAACATTACCGACTCCTGTAAAGGCATAGTTCTCTGTTTTTACAACACCATTTATAATATAGTTAGAAAGTCTACTTGTTGGTTGTCCAAGTGTAAACTGTTTATCATTACCATCAATAATTGTGTCTTTATTTAAAGTACCACCTAGTTCAACAACATCATTTAATATATTTAAACCATTATCAGCACCTATAATAGATGAACCATTTAACGAAATAGTCCTTGTTGTTCCATCTGAGGTAACTACAATTGGTTCTACTCCTATGATTTCTTCTATAAATACAGGACATAAAACATTTACATCAGGACAATTAATATCAGGAAATTCAAATCCTGTAATATCAGCAGCTGGTATACCACAAAAGGAGTTTATAATTGGTGTCATTAAAGATATCTCACATAACCACCCACTTACTTCTTCATCAAATTCTTCAGTAAATGATTCAAAGTTTATGTCATTAATTATATTAAGTTGACTATTTACATAATAAGGGTGTCCTTTAAATTCAACGATGATATCTTTAAGTATATCTATAGTATCACTTAACACATCATTTTCATTCGATTCGTCTTTATTAACTAAATCAAATAATCTTACTTCAAAATTAATTTCAAAGGTTTTGAAGCCAGTATCTGTTGATGGCATATTAGCTGTAACAGGATTAACCCATAATACAGGGTGCATATAAGCTTTATCAGCTCCTATTTCCCAAGAATCACCTATACCAAAACCATTAATCTGATAATGTCTTGTAGCTATATCTTTCCATACACTTACTAATTGATTTATTGTTTGTATCTTCATATCTTTTATTTTATTTATTTATCTAACACCTCTATTATAAAAGTTAAAATCTTTTTCTATACTTTTCCAAGCTCTTGTTCGTTGGGCGTTTTCAAATATATCAAAATTACCATTTACATATTTCCAATAATCAACAGCATTAATATCAACTATCATTCTACCTTGTCTATCAGGTCTAACTTTAACTCTAATAGTTCTAACCATTAAACCCGTATCTACGTGTCCTTGTTTTTCTATCTGTCTTTGTAAAACCTTTGTTAAACCCCTTTCTATCTCTCTGATTTCTCTTCTGGTTATATCATTGGTTTTACTTCTGGTAGCTAAATTAATTCTAATCTTACTTTTTAAAGTTATTATATGTATAAGTTCTTCTATCATCTTTTATGTTTACTCATCATTTCTTGTCTTTTCCTTAATCTTTCTTGGTAATCATCTCGTTCCTTCCAATAAGATAAAGTATTTAAAGCACTGATATATGACACTTTATATACTTCATTAAACTTGGTTATATCACCATTGGCAAGTCTTTCTATTATACTAAACCATTTCCATCTATTGTCGAACTCAGGTGATGCTGGCCCATCTGTTAATACATCATCTTCATCTTCATCATTTTGTTGACCTTTAAATAAACCACTAAAATTAAACGCTATTATTTTTCTCCATTCGAAAAAAAAAAGGCTCATCTTAATCACTTGTTCAATATTTAATTTTTCTTTAAATAATTCTATTCTACTATTAACTAAATCAGAGTTAAACTCTTCTCCTTTTGGTCGTAATATAACAGACAATATAACTGGTATAGCACTTATAGTTGTTAATCTACTTTTTTCAATAAGTGACTCAATACTTACATATTCACCTACAGTTAATTTATTTAAGTTGTCTGATAAGTGATATTCTACATCATCTATGACTACTGACTTTAAATCTAATTGTTGTGGTTTCGTGTTTAAGAAGCTCATTTGATTAACGATATCACTTATATCAGATATCTTAATAAATTCCTTTATATCGTCTAAATCATCGTTACCGAATATAATTAACATTCGTATATAATATTCTATATCATTATTAAACGAGTTGATATCTAATTCAGATAGTTTTATAAATTCACCTAATGTTACATCAGACCAATTTTGTGGTATTAATATTTCTTTCTTCATTAACATAATATATATCCATTTAATTATTGTTTATATAATGTTTAAGCATAAAAAAACCACTTAAATTAAAGTGGTTTTTATTTTCTTTTATTTATAAACTATTAGTTTACTTATTATCATTATTTTAAACTAACTATAACACAATCTAAATTGAATTTTTCTTTCTTTTTTGTTGATATTCTCTTTGTTGTTTTAATACAGCTTCTTTATTTAACTCATAATATATCATAGCTTTTTTATTAGATATCTCTTTATTTTTAATATAATATTCTTTTTGTTGTTCGTTCATACAAGTTTTACATCTTGGTCTAAAACCATCACCTTTCTTATGATATTCACTAACATCTTTAATCATTAAACATTTTTTACATTTCTTTTCCATAATAATTTGTTTTTTATATTATATAAACAAAAACAAGATAAGTTTAAAATGCTCTTGTGAAATTACCTTGTTGATATTCGAATATCATTTTATATGCTAAACTATCCGCTAAATCTGGTGAGTGACCCAATATCTTTTTTTGGTCGTCTTTACTATTTATACTCATTTTACTTTCACTATGTCCTCTTGTTTTACGTTTAATAGATAAAAGTTCAGCTTCTATTTCTTTCTTAAACTTATTGGTTTTAATCTTAATCTTACCATCTCTAATTAACTCACCTAACTTATAATATAATTGTGATTTAAGGTTTATATAGTTTTCCTTTTTAAGTGGCTTACCATTGTTTATAATAGGTCTAGCAGTTCTTAAATATTGTTTAATATATTGTCCTACTCCATCTGAATCATAACTTATATTTCTAGTTTGAACTTCATATTGTTGTGCTGTTAATTTAATGGTGTTTAACACATTTTCTTCTGATTTAACTTTAATTATATCAATAACATCATTTCCTTCCCATACAATAAGTATACACCCATCGTTTTTAAAGGCAATATCAGCACTAATATATCTTGTAGAATTAATATTATGGTCTATAGATAAATCATACATTTCTAATATATCATCAGATGACACTAAACCATCAGGGTCGTCTTGTGATTCCCAGTTACCAAAAAGTAATCTACTAACCTCAGATGGTGATAAAGTTCTTTTAAGGTTCTCTATATATGATTCACTTAAATATGGATTATCAAGTCCTGTAGCATTTACGAACTTTCTATATTTAGGCATTCGTTTTTCTTTATTGGCTAAATAATATTCATCATATAAAAAGTTTCTTGATGGATTACAAGTCATTATTAATAAAGGTTTTAATTTATAATTTTCATTTCTCCATCTTCCTATTCTTGATTGTAATATTTCTTTACCAGTAGATGACGTTTCACCTGCTTCATCAATAACGGCAAAAGTTAATAATAAACCACCTAAACGAGTATAATTAGGGTCTGATGGTATATGTCTTAATTCTTGAAAAACTATCTCAGAACCATTATAAAAGGTAATTTTACCATCAATAGGATTATACTTATAATGTTCATCTTTCTTTAAATTAAAATTAGGAAATACTTCACTTAATAATGTTACTACTGTTGTTTTCTTTAAAGTCGTTAATTCATTTCTACATAAACCTACTCTTATACCTT